GGTCGTACCACGGCCACGGCCACCGCTGTGGTAGATGGGCATGAGGAGATTGGAGCCACCCAAGTCCGTGCGCTTCGGACAGATGCCGAACCACGGGTGCTTGGGATAACCCATGAGGGTGAGCTTGTCGGGGCTGAACTTGTACTTCAGCGCGTTCGCAAAGCTCGTCATGTCAATAGACGTAGCTGCCATTAGTCAGATACCTTGAGTTTCAAGAGCTTCGCAGCTTCTCGGTTCACCCGCGCGGGGTCGTAGCCATGAAGAGGCGAAACTGGTTCCCTGCGGTAGCCAGATTCTTCAATCTGAGGGATTGCAGGAGGAGTCGGGGGTGTCGGTGCCGGAGGAGTCTGGACCGACGTGAATCGCTTTGACAGTTCTTGGAGTTGCTGTTCGACGAGGGCTGCATTGTCTTCCCAGGTCGTCCACTCGCCCGTCTGCGCGTAGCGCTGGAGCATCAGATCGGTGACAGCGTCGTGGGACTCTGTCGCCCGGATGAGACTGAACTTGTCAGACTCCTCAATCTGGCTCCTGATGCGGGTCCGTTCTTGTTTGAGCAGGCGTTCCTGTTGGTACTCCTGCTCTCGGCGCTGCATTTCCTCCACCTGTAGGCGAAGATCCTGAAGCTCCCTCGAAACGGGCTCGATCGGATCGGGCTTCTCTCCGGCGGCTGCTTGGCGAGTGAGTTGATCGTAGGTGATCCCCTCTTTCCCCAGGGTCTGGAGAGGGTTCTTGCGAACCGCCTCACGGTAGGACCTGAGTTCTGCCAACTCTGCCTCTTGCTCCTTCAACGCCATTTCCCGGGCCCTGACGGCCTTGTCCCGGTCAAGAAGCTGCCGGAGGGCAGAACTGGACACGGGGGGAGGGGTTGGAGGGGCACTAGGTGCCGGTGGTGACTGCGTTGCGTTCCCCTGGACTTCTGCGGGGGCGACTGCTTGACTCTCAACAGTAGTGTTGTCTTGGGACATATGACCTCTGGCGGTGCTTAGATCTTATTGGAGCGGAGCTGCTCCATCTTGCGGGGTTACCGCTTGCGGAGCCTGCCCGGTGGGTCCGGCTCCCATTGGCACGCCCACCTGAGAGGGGCTCGCCAACGCTTGCTGGACGAGCATGGCTCGGTCCTGCAGAGTCTTGGTGTGGGACATGTAGTCCCTCAGGAGACGCAGGTTGCTGTCAGGCACCCCGTCGTCCAGGGCCTTGAGGTAGGCCGCCTGGCACTTCTTCATCGCCAGAGTGTTATCCTGGAAGGACGTGGGCTGGATAACCTCGCCGTCGTCTAGGATTCTCTCGATGACTCCGTCCAGGTAGTCACTCATCGCCCGGTCGAGGGCGAAGTATTCATCGAGGTCCGGCCAGTCGAGGAGTTTGGCAACTTCACCCGGCTGTGAAACCACCCCCATTAGTTGAAGCTCCTGCACGTGGGCGAGCTTCGAGGAGGGGAGCGAAGGCAGCACCGAAATGGGAGCCACCTTGATCGTGTACATGTCAGATTCGAGGTCGATCTCATTCCAGTCGATGATCCGGATGGTATTCCGGTCGTTGGAGGCGATGACTTTTCGATTCCCCAGGCGCTTACCCAGGCGAACGAGCTGCTCTGTGCAGTCCATCCAGAAGTGCATCCAGTCGTCAGAGACGACGCTGAAGCGCTCGGATTCCCGCTCGTAGTGCTCTCGCCTTGCGATACCGGCTGCGTCAGCCCCCAAGGTATTGATGCCTGCGGCGGAGTCCATCGAGATGCCGGCGAGGGCATAGGCCCGAGCGATCTGCTCGTTCAGGTGGTTGACCAGCCCCGCCGAGACAGGTTCGATAACGGCGAACTTCGGAGGTTGGCCGCGGTAGTAGTTGATCGCCCCAGGCTCATTGGTGAGCTTGTCACCCTTGACCTTCGAGGCAGACTCAAGCCACGCCTGGAAGTTCCCGTACCGCACATTCTTGCGGATCTGCGTCATGGTGCGGTTGATGTCGATGTGCATCGGAAGAAGCTGCTCGACCAAGCCGATGCCCCAGAAGCCGCGCCGTGGCTTCCACCACCGGAAGAACGAGAAGGGAAGAACTGGGTCGATGCTCTCCGACTCCAGGAACACCCCATCAATCGCCTTCATGTAGGTCGGCTTTGGGCCGATCCACCAGCCCTCAATAACCTCTAGCTGGTCAGCCAGAGAGTCTCTCCCGTAGGAGGCATAGGGTGTGCTGGGGTTCGCCTCAGCGATCTGCTTGGCGTACTTCGGGTACTCTTGGATGAGCTTCCCACGGTCTACCCAAGACCGCTGATACAACTGGCTAGGCTCCCGGTTGAAGGACTCCAGGCCGTCGACAAAGATGTCTCCGGGCCATACGCGCTTGGACCCAGGCTCACCATCACAGGTCTCGTGCCGGATGATTCCGGTCCCTGTAACGGCGGCGTCGAGGAAGAGGTCAGCGCGGTCTCTGTCGATCTTGGAGCTGGTCATGCGGTGGTCTACCCACCGCTCCATCAGCCTCGCCTTACGCCGGAGAGACCTATTCCCGGCTTCCGTCTGAAATCGGCTGTGTGGGCGAGTCTTGGAAATCTTGGCCGCGATTGAGTCGATGACGCTCTGCGTGATGTTCAGAACGCTCGTACCGTTGTTCAGTCGGCGACTCGAATACTCATGGGGCGACATCCCCAGGTAGTCCCGGTTCTCATAGATCCGGGTGAACTTGCTGAGGTCGTCTAGGCGAGTGAGGTCTTCGCGCTCTACACGCCGGAAGGCCGCAAGCAGGGCCTCAGCCTGTTCCCTCTGGGAACGCTGGAGCCACCAACGGAGGTCCTCAAACTCGGGAGATAGCAGGAAACCTTCAGACACTTATCACAGTCCGAGAAGGGCTCGGTCCTCTGGCGAAAGTCCTCGCCATGGCTTGTCCTTGAGGGACTTCTCAAGCTCGTCAGCGTCCTCACGGGCAGCCAACGGATCTGGGAAAACAGGTTCGGGACCTAGCACGACTTCCAAGTCACCTTGTCGGAAGGACACGGCACCGTGGCTCCGCAAGAGGGAAAACAGGGAGTCAAGAGCGTCTAGGTCGACCATCACATGGAGTGGGGCTTCGGGTTGACACGGGACAAGCCCGGTGTTACACTCTCTTACCAGCTCTGTCACGAGGTACGTGGGCTGGAAAGCCCGGGCTCCCGGGGGGCGAGGCCCCGGAGGGCCCGGGCCTCTGTTTTTGGAGGGTGCCTTGTGCGAGGTTAGAGCGGCTGCGAAGAAGTACCTCTGGGAACTCCAGCATGGGGTTCGGGCTAATCAGACGCGAGCCTTAGAGGCCCTGCGTCGGGCTGTCAGCCAAACCAGTCCATCTCATCCGGCTTGCGAAACACCTCTTCCTCCTTCGCCTGAATCCACTTCTCCTCAAGTTCCTTGAACCACTGAGGCGAGTCGCGACGGGGAGGGTCCTTGACCCAGTTGTCAGTATTCGGATGGCAATCCCAGTATGCGTATACGAATGCGTCGGCCAGGTGGTCGGCGAAGCGTGTATCCGCGAACTGATACTTGTTGCTCTCCAGAGCCTCCTCGTCCCACTGCAGGAGCCCCATCTGCTCGATGAGGTCGATGTTCTGACGGCGAAGGATCTTGATGACACCGTTGCGCAGATCTGAGTTGATCATCTCGATCCGTGCCGGCTTGTCGCGCTTCTTGGCGGCTTGCATCGGAATGCCGTAGTCCTCCTTGAGACCCTCGACGATAGACTTTCCGTAGCCCTGGCTATCGCCCCGCATGTTGGCGAAGCCATAGCTCTGGTCGAGGTCTTCGACGATGGCGGCGACCTTGGAGGCCGTCAGCTCGGTCTTCTCGAAGGACTCCATGACTACGGCCGTGTTGAGGTCCTGACTGTAGGCGATAACGACGAAGGCCGACGGGTCGTTGAAGCCTAGGTCGACTCCCAGGACGTGAATCCAGTCGGTGGCCTGCCCGAAGTCATAGTAGTCAATAACGTTGACGGCGGGCTTGAGCCGGAAGACAAGCGACGACTCATCTCGAATCCACTCGCCCAGGTACTCACGTCGGAACGAGGCTACGTGCGCCCCGCCCCGAGACCTCGCCTTTTGCTCTAGGAACTCCTTGGGATTCGGTAGATACGGGTTAT